ACCAAGTGTTGGTTTAACTTTTTTAATTGTTGCCATTAAATTTTTCCACCTTTTTTAGCAACTATTCTTTTTGCGTTGTAACCAAATTTTTTAGCTAATTCAGGTTTCTTTTCTGCTAGTTTAACTAGACCAGGGTTTTTACTTTTGCTTATTGGTTTACCATTTGTGCCTTTGGAATACATGCTTCTTTTCATCATGCCACCACCCATGGCGCCACGTCTATTTGTAGTTTGTGTATTATATCTTGAATTTGCCATTATTTTTTTACTCCTTTAAATATTTGTGTTCCCTTTATACCATAAATACTTGCTACTACAAGTATCCATAAATTAGTAAACCATTTTGGAAGTTCCGAAAACATCTCGAAAAACAGTTTTACCTTATCCATTGCAGTTGGATCGTCCGATACCACTGCCCAAGCTAAAATTGCTATAGGTAAACTGAGGATTACCAATACCGCCTCGTCCTTCCAGTCCGAATCTCTTGATTCTAATAGTTTGCCTTGGTAAGCTTCTTCTCCAGAAGCCATACGAGATGCATGCATAAGCTGTGCATCAGACATTGCCATCTTCGTCTTCTGACGGTTAGCGTAAATTTTACTACCAGCAGAAACGGCTAATTTAATTGCCGAGAACCACATACTAGTACCACTTAGCTTTTCTATTTTTCTCTTTTAAAATTTTTCCTTGACCTTGAACTTCTTGTTCTTGTGTTTCAGTTGGATTTGTAGTTTCTATTTCAATTCCACCTTTAACATAACCATCTTTGTTCGTAAACATTTCTTGGTTAAGGTCTTTTTTGTTTTTTTCTGCCATATTAGCTCCTTTGTTATTTACTTTACTCTTTTTTTAAAATTTTGTCACCTTTTTACTGGACTAGGAATTGTTTTTGACAAGATTGTCTTCTCAATTGACGTATCAGCTCTTAAATTTGCCAATTCTTCGTTTTGTTCAAGCTTTTCGTCTTGATTTTGTTGATTCATCATTGCTCTCATCTTATCAAGATTGATTCTTTCTTCGCCTTCGTCTTTTTTACGTTGATTTTCTTGTGCTTGAAGGTCTAATTCTCTTGCTCTTAGTTTAGCAATAGGGTCATTGTCAAATTGAGATGTAACTTTTTTCTCTTCTTTAGTAAATTCTTCCATCATATCAGCAATCAGTTGTGCTTTTCTTGCTTCAATCTTTTCAGATATCATTTTCATTTGCATTTGAATTTGCGGATTTTGCATTGCTTGCGGATTCTGTTGCATTGCCATAAGTTGTTGCATCTCTTGTCTAAATTCTACTTCAACTTGTTCTTGTGCCATTAATGAAATGTGTTCAAAACAATTTTTTTCTAATGAAGCCATAATCATTGGATTGTTTCTAGCTAAATTACTTGCCATAAAATTTAAATGCGAAGTCATATGTGCTCTATGATCTTGACCAGGAAAAGCTTGGAAGGGTTTCCCAGCAAGAGCATCAATGTGCTCTAAAGCTGGGTCCTTCGGTGTGGGAACTTGTGGTTTTTTTAAAAGTTTATCAATATCTTTAACACCTAATGCTTCATACATACTTCTATATGCTTCATACAAATTATGTATTTGAGGATTAGATTGAGCCAGCTGCAGTTCCGACTGTGCGAGGGAAATACGCTGTGTCTGTGAGAAAATATTGGGATCTGCAACTGGTAATATATCTACTCTGTCGTCAAAGTCAGTTTGTTTAATCGTTCTTTGACCACCAACAACATCGTAAGGATATTCTTGGGGTAGATATAACTTAAAAACTCTAGACATTAATTTAAATTCTTGTTTTAGGGCTGCATAAATTCTTTTGTGAATTGCAGACATTGTTCTGCTACCTCTTTCAAGCAACGCAACTGTCGTACCCACTGCGGCTCCTTGATTACCCTCACCTACTTGCAAGTCTGCTATTGAAGCAAATCTTTGACCTGCTTGTACTACGACGCCCATAAGTGCTAAGAGTGTTTGTGATGGTTCTTTAAAAGGAAGCATCATAAATGCATCTCTAATATTTCCACCTGGTGCGTCTACGTCTCTAAACTCTCCAGGTTGTATAGATTGTGCATCATCTCTAATTCTAATTCCTCTTTGTTTAAATCCAGCTGGTAAATTAGATAATGTTCCTGCATCTAAAAGCTGTCTTAAAGCTGAAGTCGCTGTTCTTGAAAGTCCGCCTATCATATGGATAAGACCAAAACCGTAAAAACCTAAACCTGGTAAAAATTTGAAATGCACAAAGTAATCTATTTTTTTCTTTAATGGATCACCTACTTCGTAGTTTCTTTTGATTGATAATACTTCTCTAGAATTTTCTTCTACAGTTACAACATACGGAAGTTTAATACCTGTTGGTTCTCCGTCTTCTCCAACATCTTCGAAACCTTCAAGATCTAAATTAACATGACATTCTAATAAATTAAATACGTCTTCTTCTCTGCCTTTAGTTTGTCCTTCAAGTTCTCGTTCTTTTCTTTCAACATCAGTTTCATTTACAAGTCCGGGTTTTAATTCTATGTCTCTGTAAAAACCTGCAACTTGTTGTTTTCTTAATTCATTTTCAGAAATTTGTACTTTATGCATAATTGATTCCGCATCGTCTAATGAGGTAGCTGTATACGGAACAATCAAATCATCTGCAGGAACAAACTTAGAGCAAGCCATTGAGGTTGCTTCATCGTAATATACTTTTTTAAAAGCAGATCCTGCTAATGGTAAATGAAATAATAATGAATCAAAATCAGGTTCATAGTCTTTCATTTTTTCCATTATTTGGTAATTCATAAAATCTTTTACTCTTTGAGATTGTTGCTCTTTCTCTGGAGTTGGTGCTCCTAAAACTTGTGTTCTAACTGGGCCTGATGCTGGTAATAATTCTTTGTAAGCTAATGATTGAAATTGTGTAACAGCTTCTGCTAATACAGGATGTGTTGCGCCAGATGCACCTTGAAAAGGTTCTGTTCTTTGATCGTATTTAAAACCTAATAAATCTAAACCTTCTCTGTAACATCTTTCCCATTCTTTTCTAGAATTTTTATAGTCTTGGTAGTTTTGAAAAAGTGTTGAACCTAAAGGTCCTAATACATCATCTGGTAAATGTTCTGCTAAATTGTCGTAATGATTTTGTCCACCGTCAACAGATGCTATTGCAGGATCGTAATTAATATCTACTGATCCATCTTCGTTCTCTGTAATATCTACAGGATTACCTTGTTCATCAACTTCTTGCTGTTTTTCTTGTTCAGCAATTTCAATTTCTTCAGGTGATGGAACGTTTAACGTTTGCTCTACGTTCGGTAGGTCCTTGTCTATGTCTGCCATTTATTTTCTCCAGTTTTACAGGTTTAACAGTATTATAATCAATAAGCAACCCCTGAGGGTTGGGTCCTTTTTTAGGAGGTATTGTGGTTGTTAGTTTAGTTTTCAATAAAACCACCTTCGGCTGCTCCGACCATCATCTCATCATATTTTGCTTGAGCTTCTGTGTCTTCTCGTAATCTCTCTCCGTCTGTTAACTCTTGTCGTCTTTTTATTTCTTTATAAACATCATATCCCGCTCCTCCAGCTATGGTTGCTAATCCAACTGGTGTAAATGCTCTTACAGCTTTTCCAAAAGGATTTGCAGCAACTCTTCCTATTGTAGATAAAATACCTTTTCCTGCGGGTGCAAATGATCCGGCAAATTCAGGTGCTAGCAACATTGAGCCCGCTGTTTTAATATTGCCTTTTCTTAATTCATTAACTCCGAAACCAGCGGCTATACTTGGTTGTCCTAAAATGTTTAAAGCTTTTAAAACTTTTTGACCTGTAGCTTTTGCAAGTTTTAAAGTTTTGTCTAATTTAGAAGAACTGGTTTCTAAAAAATTTAATTGTTTTTTGTAGGCTTCTTCTGCGGAAATTTTTTTTAAAGAATCATCTCCAAAGTATAATCCTTCACCTTCTATTTTAGTATTTATATTATTTTTTGTTAACCAATTTTTTATATTTTTAATTTTAGGATCTTTAATTTTACCATCTTCTTTTTTATAGT